TTCATTTAATTCAAAGGAGAGAGAACATGGCTACATACTGGGAAGAGAAAGGGACTTACCAAACCCAAGCAGAGGAGCTACAAGCTCTTTTGCCGTACTCTGGGGAGGTGGACAAGGGTAAGACCACCAACAAGGCGCTAGAGCGCTTCAGGAAGGCGCAGAACTGCTATTACGACCTGTACAACAACGGTCTGTGCAATCGCGCCCGTGAGTTCAGCACGGTATTCCGCATCGCTGGCGTACCACGCGAGATCAAGCAGAACTACGGGTACAACTTTCTGGTGTCGTCTGCGACTGAGGATGCCATTGACAGCAAGATGGACGGGTTCATTCTGGATGCTTACATCGAGCAAGTGGCATTAGGGAAAATCCCTACTTCCACAATGCTTTAATTTGAAGTTACAATCACCTCACTGCAACATTAGCAGGTTTAAAAAGGAAACATTATGAAAATCGGTACACAAACAGGCAGTCTCGTTAACCACATGTACAGCAACATGACTATTGGCGCTCCAGCACCAACAGTTGGCATGGGCGCTACAACATTGTCATGGACTGATCGTCACGCCGCAACGGTGGTGAAGGTTATTGAGTTGAAGAGCAAAGAGTCGGCATACGAGATCCACATCATTGAAGACAAGCCAACGGTTGTCTCTGGTAGCGCACACGATGGCAGTGCCGTCTACACCTTTGAGCCAAACCCCACTGGATACCTTGACATTTTCCGTATGGATCGCAAGACAGGCAAATGGGTTCGCGGTTACACCAACCAAGAGACAGGCAGATTCAAGCAACGCCGTAATGGTGGTTTGATCTTGGGCATGCGCGAACATTATTACGATCCACACTTTTAAATAAATGAGGGGGGTTGACGCCCTCCTCTAATTCCGTGTTAGAATTACTTCACTGCAAAATTAGCAGGTTTATAAAAGGAAAATTACCATGATCACAGTAGACAAATTCAACGTTCGCGTAGTGAACAAGGGCGACAAGTATGGTCGCGACTTCGTTCTCACTCATGAGGAAGACAAGCCTCTAGTGGAGTTCTATGACTCTCGCTATCCACACACGGAGTTTGGTCAGTTTGTTTCACGCTACTACGTGGAGACAATCCTAGGCACCGATAAGTGGGGCAGTGGTGAAGGCGGATTGATCTTGGACGGTGGCAACCGCGACCAATGGACGGTGTCTGAGCGCCACATGGGTATTGTGCGCAGTTTCTTGAAGGGTGCAACAGCATGAACTACGGACAACTTCGCGAGGTGTGCGTGAACAAATTCAGGGAGTACGACACCAACATGTGCTCCCGCGCATTGCACGACTGCCACACAACGTTGCAGTTGAACAATCACCTGCCCACGGACGATCCCTACTACATCAAGTTGTGGGCGGAGATCGACGCTATCCGTGAGCGTCAATTCAAACTCTCAAAGGTGCCAGCATGAAACAAGCAACAACCAAAAAACAAGAGTACGAAGCCGCCAAAGCATACTTCGAGCACTGCGGCAAAGTGCTCAGAGTGAATGAAATCAAGTGGGATGAAATGTGGGAGGCACAACCCAATCCATTCTTAAAAATTCAAGAGTACATATCGCCAGAGCAGAAGGCTATGAGGAAGCCAATCATTGACGAATGGTTGGACGCAAAGAAAAAGTATTTAGAGTTAGCAAAAACACAACCGAGGAATTGAAATGGCAACAGCAAAGAAGGTAGCGGCGAAAGCCGCGCCAAAAACGCCCGTAAAACGCGATCAGACGTTCGACATGCCTGTGGAGGTCAGAGACTGGATAGAGCAAGCAGGAAGTCGTCTTAAGAGCCTACAGAGCAAAGTAGATCGCTTAGAGTTGGAGAACAAAGAACTCAAAAGCTACAAGCGTTGGGCAGAACATAAAATTTTAGGGAGTTCACCAGAATGAGAAATCCATTAGCATTTCCAATGCAATTTGATGACGGGGTCAGCCACATCGGTATGAGTCTGCGAGACTACTTCGCGGCAAAAGCTATGCATGGCTTGATTGCTTGTCCTCACTGGCGAGAAGAAGCTGGCGAAGATCTCGACATGGACATATCAAAATACACAGCAATATCCGCATATGAGATGGCAGACGCAATGATGGAAGCTCGCGGAGAATGAGCGCACAAGGCAAAGAGTCTGGCACTAAGATGCCAAGGCACGACAGCAAGATCGCGTTCTACAACAAGAACGGCGACGAGATAGGTGTAATGGACTTCGCCGACTCATACCTATCCTTTGAGGGAAACGCCGAAGAGAGCGCAATCGAATTCATGGAGCATCTCAGCACCGTATTCCAATACAGACTCATGTTGGAATACAACAAAGGATACAAAGCAGGTAGAGACTTCACACAGAACCAAACTTCAGGTTAAACTCACGTCCATGCGCTGAAACAATTGCGTGAAAGGACATATATATGGCAACAGAGAAAAGACCAGTAGGTCGTCCAATGGGTAAACTCCATCAGGATGACGTACGCAAGAAGATTCAAGTTGGTCAATTGATAAAAGTTCTTGAAAATCATGCACTTAGCGATGATGAAAAGGAATTGTCAGCAAGTAAGATCAAAGCGATCCAAATACTGCTGAATAAGTCATTACCCGACCTAAGCTCAATGCAGTTGACTGGGGATGATGACAAGCCAGTGGTGATGGAGCACAACATCAATGTGTTCGGTGAGTTGCTCAAGTCAATCAAGATGCAACGCCAAGCCGAATGAGCGCATTGGATGCAGTACTGGCTGATCCCAGTATCCAGAAGGAATTCGAGAGCCTGCATCCCACTGAGCAGGCGGTGATCAACTGGCAGTTGAATTGGCTGGGTAAGCAAGCACATAAGCACCAGATCGAGCCTACGGGTGATTGGTGGAATGTATGGCTGATGTTAGCTGGCCGTGGAGCAGGCAAAACACGCGCCAGTGCCGAGACGCTGGCAAGCTGGGCATGGGAGCAACCCAACACACGATGGCTTGTCTCAGCCCCTACTAGTGGCGACTTGAAGGGTACATGCTTTGAGGGTGACTCAGGGCTGATCTCCGTGATACCGCCATCGCTGGTAGCGAAGTACAACTCCAGTCTGCATGAGATCCACCTGATCAATGGAAGCTTCATCAAGGGTATACCTGCTTCGGAGCCTGAGCGCTTTCGAGGCCCACAGTTCCACGGTGGCTGGCTGGACGAGCTAGCGGCATGGGAGTACCTGCGTGAGTCGTGGGACATGATCCAGTTCGGCATCCGACTGGGTACGCGCACCAAGCTCATATGCTCGACTACACCCAAGCCCAAAGAGGTCATCATGGAGTTGATTGACCGTGAGGGTGACGACGTGGTGATCACACGCGCCAGCACGTACAGCAACATGAAGAACCTTGCGCCGTCGTTCCAAAAGCAGATCCTGCAATACGAAGGCACGAATTTAGGACGGCAAGAGATCCACGCTGAGATCATTGACCCTGAGGAGGGCGGCATCGTCAAGAGGGACTGGTTCAAGCTATGGCCTGCCAACAAGCCGTTTCCCAAGCTGGAGTACATCATCCAGTCCTATGACTGCGCGACGTCTGACAAGACGCAGAACGATCCTACAGGGTGCATTACGCTGGGCGCATTCAAGCCAATGGACGGCGGGATGTGCGTGATGGTGCTGGACTGCTGGCAAGAGCACCTACAGTACCCTGACCTGCGCCCCAAGGTGATCGACGAGTACGAGACGGTGTACGGTGAAGGACGTGAGAAGAAGCTGGTGGATCTGATTCTGGTGGAAGACAAGTCCGCTGGTATCAGTCTTATACAAGACTTGCAACGAGCGCACCTGCCCGTGCATGCGTATAACCCCGGCAGAGCGGACAAGATCCAGCGCCTAAGCATCGTGGCTAACATCATCAAGGCAGGGCGCGTCTGGGTGCCTGAGAGCACCGTCAAGAAGGGGTTTGTGAGGGACTGGGCTGAAGGGATGGTCAGCCAGATCTGCTCATTTCCTGAGACGGTTCATGACGAGTTCGTTGACTGCATCTCACAGGGACTACGGTACATGCGTGATGGGGGCTGGATCAGCATCGATGCACCACCTAGAGATGAGTTAGATGACGACGATATTTATGATGCCGATGAGTACAACAAGAAGGCGCAAGGTAAAGTGAATCCGTATGCGGTGTAATCGGATTACACCTTACACGATACTTACAATCAAATCGGCACTGAGTGCAGATTTAAATTGGTAGACTCGATGCGCCAGTGAAGGCATAATCTGTGGACATTTACGAAAGGACTTGACATGTCTCCAATGGAACCAAGGATTCAGCAATTAAGACAACTTGATTTGCTAAGTAGAGCGCGTGAACCCATGAAAACAAGTCCTATGGAGGCATTAGCTAGGATGCTTGCGCAGGGTAATATTGATCCGCGTTTACTACAGGGGATGACTACTCCTACTCCTCCGCGTTATGAAGAGCCTGTCCCGCCTCCTCCTCCTCCTCCTCCCCGTTTAGAAGAGTATTACAGCCCGACAACAACGCCGTTCCCGGGTCAAGACACAGCGCCGATGCCTGAACCAAGGTACGAGCAAGATACTACTCCTCCTCCTATTTATCCATTGGACACAATTGCCCCACAAATGCCCCAGATTGGTGGTGTGACGTTAAGCAACGGTCAGTTCATTGCAGGTGTCCCTAATGAGCAAGGTGGTGTGAACATTGGTACGCCTGACTTCTTTCAGCAGTACGCAGGCAACCCTGATCTGATGAGAGCATTGAGCGACGCATATGGTTATGACGTGTCACAGCCACAGACGACCCAAACTCCTCAGGTTGTATATGGCGAGCCACAGGTTGGAACACAGGGATATGCCCCCGACACTAACTACGGTGGCATGAACACCAATTCACCGACTACTCAAAATCCACAGACTAATGACGGTCGCACCAATGATTTCCAAAAGATGATGGAAGACATGCGCGAGCAGGACAGAATGAAAGAAATGCGAAACACGATGGATTCACGACGCGAACCTGAGAGGCCAATGCAAGACCCACGACAGAATCCATTTGATATGCCCAGAGATGAAATTGGCAGACGTTTAGGCTAACAGATAGGTGGGATCAGTGAAACCTACGATAGAACAAATGCGCCTAGCACTGGCGAAAGGCGGCAAGGTCGAAGTTCGCGCCACCGTCAAAGACGAAAACCTGATGCGCAAGATCCCCCAGATGGAGGAAGCCGCAAAGAAGGTCAGCGAAGGCAAGATGACCCACAGTGCTTACGACAAGGTGATCGCCAAGCACAAGCCTATCAAGCCGTATGAGTTCGTTCCTAAGCCTGCTTCTGATGAGGACGCTGACCGTGCATTGATGGAGAACAAGAAACCCCATTGGCGTGGTCATGAAGCGTGGCCTGCTGGTCGCAAAGTCGGTCTGCGTTTGGACATCCCCGCATACGAGAATCATGGTGTTTGGGTTAACTCAATCCATGATGAAGAGGGTAAGGGCGAGGACAAGCGCAACACGTCGTATGGATCTGTGTCGTCGGTGAAGAACGCCACGTTTGATGCTGGCCCAAGTAAGGCAATTAAGGTTGCCACTGGTGAGCAGAACAAGTCACCGTTCGCACGTATCAAGGGTGACCTTCACCACATGAGCGAAGACGAAGCAGTCGCGCACATGCAAAAGAACCTGAACCATCCTGACTATGCGCAGGTGGGCATGGATCCAAGACGGCATGGTTACTTCTATGACCGCAAGACATTACAACCTGTGACGCATGCCAAGCACGTCGTGCAGATAGGCCCACTGGTGTTGGCACATAAGCCGACCTACGGCGAGAGAGACTCATACGCCCAAGGAGGCACCGTGAAACCATTCGATTACGAGAACCCGTCACACGTGCAGAACGTGGCAAACATCGCCGCCAAGCACAGGGACTTCAATAAGATCCCTGATGCGGCTAAACACTTGGCTGGCGCTTTATCGCAGGGCAGTTACAAGTTTGTTGAAGACCCACGCATTCAGAGTGCCATCAAGCAAGCTGGTCACAGTGGCTACTACATCAGCGGCAAAGACGGCAAGCAACAGATTATTCGCAAAGCCGAAGGAGGCGCTGTGTTACCTATCGAACGAATTAAAGCCGAGATGATGGACAAATTCAAAGGGTTGAACACTCTTCAGTCCATTGGAGCTAATGAAGCCCCCAGCATGGGGATTAAAGCTTACGTACCTACCGCTGGTAGCCCTGATGCTGGACGCATGCCTGTGGGCGGTATAGACACGGCTATGGGCAGTTTGCCAGTGGGTGGAGTGGACATGAGCAAGGGACAGCCCGGCAACCAACTCGCGCCACAGGGTATGCCAGCAGGCACACAGCAAGGCATGGATCAAACCCCTATGGGTGATATGCCACCACCAATGGGCGGAACACCACCTCCACAGGGCGGAAGCAACATATTGAGTATGACCCCCCAAGGACAAGCGATGGCGGCTCTAAAGCCCCAAGGTTTGGCTAAAGGCGGTAGCGCTAAGTCTATTGACGAGATGAAAGCTGAGTTAGCTTCCAAGAAGGACACATCTACAGAGAAGCGCATTACGGTGCCTGCATCTGGCGCTGGTGGCGTGAAGGGCATCGTGGTGCCTAAGCATTTGATCGAAGGCAACCCCAAAGCAGGCGCTGAAGGGTTGAAGAACATGATGGATGCCAGAGCAAAGGTTTATGGTGAAGAGCACCGCGAACCTTTGAACCTTGGTCAGATGGGCAAGATCCACAAGCAAACATTGGAAGAGCACTTTGCAAAACCACTTGCCGAGCAGAAAAAAGCAGAGCAAGAAGCGCTGAATAAAATTCGCGCCGCTAAATTTATTAAGCACAACAAAGACACTTTGGACGAGTCTGAGAAGCTAGACACTGTAGAGCACGAGCACGACGAGGAGGGTCGCTCACACGTTGGATATGCATCCAAAGGTATTGCTGGTCACGCGCTGTTTCCAAAGGGTCACGGCAAGGATATGGATTACAAAGTGATCAATACCTGCCCCGGTCAAACCGAGGGCTGTGGTGGTGGTAAGAGTGCCGAAGGTATTGTGGACACTAAGCAAGGCACATGCTTTGCGCCTAATGCCGAGTCACAGTACGCCGCCGCAGTAAGTCGTCGTGCTGGTCATGCGATTGCCAAGCACGATCCAGCTATGACTAGGGACTGGATCATTGCTCATACGGGTTCGATGCGTAACGCCGCAGGCAGAGCCGACAAGCAAAACAAGCGCATGCTGTACCGTCCAAATGTTGTGGACGAGACTGACGTGTCTTCACGACATGTCATTCGACATTTGAATGAACAGCGCAAGATGGATGACAAGCCACCAATCATTGCCAACTCATACGGCAAAACCAATGAGTTGCATGACCCTGAGAATGGCTACCATGTGACGCACTCAAACGTTGGCCCCAAGGTCAAGAAGGGTCGTGAGATCAGCGAGAACGTCGCTCGTGATAAAGCGCGTGTTCGTAACACTGTGATGGCGGCTGATAACCAAGGCGACTTCAAAAACGAGCAGGGTAACAAGACACCGCCTAAGGGTTCTTACATGGTGACTGACGTTAAGCGCGGCTCTCCTATGGCTAAGAGCATGGAGAAGGCAATAACCCACGCTAAATACTGGTCAACGGGACGCCCTGAGAGTGAATTGAGCAAAGAAGAGCGTGAAGAAGGCCCAGAAGGTCACTTTGGTGGCACTGGACGCAGGACTTCGGAAGACAAAGCGCACTATGGTCACACCACCATTGAAGGTTTGCGTTACGACTACCAGAAACAACACATCTTGCACCCACGTTTGGTTCAAGTTGGTAAGAATGATGACGGTACTGCGCACATGATCCCTACGGATTCGCGCTTCAAAGACACTGAGTTCTTGCCGAAGAATCGTTTTAAGACTAAGAATGGCAAAGAAGCTGGTCACATCTTGATGACGACACCTACAGAGTCAACAAGTAACATTGGTCACCAAACATCTTTCACGCACAATGTTAGTCCTGAGCACATTGAGCATGCGGAAAAGAACAACGGCGAGTATGTAATTGACAAACCAGAAGATCAAATCAAAGCTAAAGGCAAAGAGTATGCGGCTCCTCAAGCCATCAAGTTTCAGCCAAAGCCAAAAGCTTATGCGGTGGGCGGCAGTGTTGGTGGTCGTCACATTGGTTTTAGCGATGATGATTTTCATGCATTCCCTGAGCAAAATGTAGTAGCCCAACGTCACTTAGCTATGCGTGGTGATGATCATGAGGGAATTGCAAAAAGCGCTTTGTCGGATTACAAACGTAAAGTTACAATAAACAAAGACATGGACACGATGTTGTTAGAACTGACACGCAATAAGAAAGCCAAATGATGGACGAACTTGACCCAACCCAAGATCCCATGATCACTGAGAACGAAGATGGCAGTGCTGACGTAGATCTGCGTGAAGATTTGGCTGACATTCAAGAGATGCCTGATGGATCTGCTGTTGTCACGATGCCAGATGACGGCCCTGAAGAGAATCCAGACTTCTATGCGAACATGGCGGACTCATATGACGAGTACGATATGTCTAAGCTGGCTATGCGCTACAGCGACTTGCTCAAGAAGGACAAGTCAGCGCGTGAGTTGAGGGACAAGCAGTACGAAGAGGGTATCAAGCGCACGGGTATGGGGAACGATGCCCCCGGCGGTGCGACCTTCATGGGTGCATCAAAAGTGGTACACCCTGCAATGGCTGAAGGATGCGTAGACTTTGCCGCCAAAGCGATCAAAGAGATGTTCCCACCTGATGGCCCTGTCCGTACAAAAGTCATGGGCAGGATGGATGACATCAAATCTGAGAAGGCAGAGCGCAAGCGTGACTATTTGAACTGGCAGATCACTGAGCAGATCGAAGAGTTCAGGGACGAGCAAGAGCAGATGCTGACGCAGTTGCCTTTGGGTGGCTCACAGTACTTCAAGATCTGGTTTGACGAGCAGAAGAAGCGTCCCTGCGTGGAGTTTGTTCCAATTGACAGGATCATTCTGCCGTTTGCCGCAAGCAACTTCTACACAGCACAACGTGCCGCTGAGGTTCACGAAATCACTGAGTGGGAATTCAATCGTCGTGTTGCTAACGGTATGTACCGCAACATTGATTTGATCCCAACTTCTACTGAACCTGATCTGACAAGAGCGCAGAAGGCTAACGACAAGATTGAAGGCAAGAAGTTTGAGGAAAACGATGACGGCTTGCGTAACGTTTATCACATATACACTTACTTGGAGTTAGAAGACGACAAGTACAGCAAGGGTGAGATGGCTCCGTACATCTTGATGATTGACGAGTTGGACAACGAAGTTATTGGTCTGTACCGTAATTGGGAAGAGCAAGACGACACGATGACCAAGCTCGATTGGATTGTGGAGTTCAAGTTCATTCCTTGGAGGGGTGCATATGCCATTGGATTACCTCATCTCATTGGCGGTCTGTCTGCCGCTCTTACAGGCTCTCTACGCGCTTTATTGGACTCTGCCCATATCAATAATGCCGCAACCATGCTCAAGCTCAAGGGCGCAAAGATGTCTGGTCAGTCACAACAGGTGGATGTGACGCAGATTGTGGAGATCGAGGGAGCGCCCGGCGTACAAGACATTCGCCAGATCGCTATGCCTATGCCGTTCAACCCACCCTCAGAGGTTTTGTTTAGGCTTCTAGGATGGCTAGATACAGCGGCGAAGGGGGTAGTGTCCACCTCAGAGGAAAAGATCGCTGACGTCAACGCTAATGCCCCTGTAGGTACTACTCAAGCTTTGATCGAGCAAGGTGCGGCGGTATTCTCATCGATTCACGCACGTTTGCATCAATCACAAGCTCGTGTGCTCAAGATTTTGTGCCGTTTGAATCGTTGGCACTTCAATGAGATGCGCAAGTCTGACGTGGTGGCGGATCTGGAGATCAGTCGCGAAGACTTCCAAAAGAACACGGACGTTATTCCTGTTTCTGATCCGCACATCTTCTCTGAGACTCAGCGTATGGCTCAAATGCAGGCTGTGTTGTCGTTGGCAGATAAGCACCCACAGCAGTTCAACATGGACAAGGTGCTGGCGCGTTCATTGAAGCAGATGAAGATCCCCAACATCAATGAGTTGATGAAAGATGTTCCAGCGCCTGAACAGCGTACATCTGCGGACGAGAATGCGGCTATGTTGATTGGTCAACCTGCGTATGCGTACATGCAACAGGATCACATTGCTCACATTCAAGATCACTTGCAGTTTGCGATGAACCCATTCTTGGGTCAGTCACCATTTGCAGATCCAACGTATCTGAACAATTTGATCGAGCACATCAAGCAACACATGACGTTGTGGTACTTGAATCGTAGCAATGGTTATGTGGCGCAGTCTCGCGGTGGTAAGCCAGTGGACAACTACGACGATCCGATGCTGACAGGTACTATTGACCAGTTGTACACGGCTGTTGGTGCTCACGTAACGATGGACACGAAGGAAGTGTTTGAGCAGTTTGCTCCTGCTTTCCAACAGTTGATTCAGCAAGCTCAGAAGCGCCAGCAATCACAGAAGCAAATGTTGCCCCCAGATGCACAAGTGGTCAAAGACACAAACATGGCAGAGACTCAGCGCAAAACAGCGGACGATCAAGCACGTTTGCAACTGGACACGCAAAAATTGCAGATGGATATGCAGAAGCACCTCGAAGACAACAAGACAAAGATTGCCATCGAGAATGCCAAGTTGACACATCAAACAATTACGGACATTGCCACTGGGCAATTACCAGAACCTGCGCCTACAATGGGCGCACCAATGGCACCACAAATGCCACAACCTCAAGGTATGCCAGAGGGCATGCCACAACCTCAAGGAGTTCCAAATGTCAACATCTGATCAAGAACAAAAGAGCGTGTTGGTTAACCAGCACAAGCGTTTGGCTATGGGCGAGAAGCTCACAGGTCAAAGCATGCAACCAAAAGGTGGCGACAAGCCCAAGGGTGGTTTGGCTCAAGCTAAGAAAAAATGATTGAACAATTGATCCATGTGATCAAGATTCGACAAGCAGAATTGGCGCACTCCCTTGCCTTGGGGAATGCGTTCAACTGGGAGTCATACCAACGGATGGTCGGTGAGTATCAGGGGTTAAAGTACACCCTTGATTCATTGGACAACATCCTGCGAGAGCAAGAAGGTAGAGAAGATTAACCCCAGTCCTTGGGGCTAAAGGCCGCGCTGAAAAGTGCTTTAACGATGCACCTGAAATATGGTGATTTTTAGGAGTGAGTATGAGTGACAAAGATCCGATCCCGACGATATCGGGAAGTGAAGGCGTACCTGATCAGCAGGAGCTAAAGTGGGCGTTCCCAGATGTGAATCCGGGGCAAAAGCCGTTTGGTGGAAGGGTTGTAGTTCAACTACGCCGCATCAAAAAGACAACCGCTAGCAAGATCATTTTGGTTTCCGAAACCAAAGAGACTGAGAAGTGGCAAAACATGATTGGACGAGTGGTGGAGATTGGCCCCCTAGCCTTCAAGAACCGCGAGACTATGGAATCATGGCCTGAAGGTAGCTGGGCAAGCGTAGGTGACTACGTCCGAGTACCTAAATGGGGCGGTGACCGTTGGGAACGTGCAGTCCCTAACGAAGAGGATAACGAAGATCCTGTTCTTTTTATGACCATCAACGACCATGAATTGATTGCGAAAGTCACTGACGACCCGCTTTCGTTCAAGGCTTACGTTTAATCGGAGAATTTCATGAGTACCGAAGACAAAAAAGAAGTAGATTTGAACATTGAAGAGTCGAAAGACGGCTCTGCAGTAATTGATCTACCTGAAAGCATGATTGCTTCTGATGATGGAGACGAAACTGCCAATAAAAGAGATGGCGGTGACGTATCTTCAGAGGAAGATGACCATCCTGATGACTCTGATGCTGTTAGAGCGGCAAAAAGAGCACGTCGCAGGTCTAAAAAAGACTTGATTCGCAAGACGAATGAAGAAAAAGACGCTCGATTGCAACATTTGCAACGAGAAAACGAAGAATTCAAGCGTCGTTTGTCCAATGTGGAGCGTGAGACTAAGAATAGTCAGATCGCACGTATTGACAAGCACCTAGAAGACCAAAAGGTGCGTCTGGAATACGCCAAGATGAAGCTATCAGAGGCTGTACAAGCTGGTGATGGTGACGCTATGGTGCAGGCGCAGACGATGTGGAACGAAGCGCAAGCCGCAGTGGGAGAATTTTCCCGTGCAAGGAATGCGGCAGAGCGTGAAGCGCGAGGTGCAGGTCAATCTGCTCCAGTAGTAGATCCTACAGTGCAACGCAACGCCGCTGACTGGATGCGTCGCAATAATTGGTACCGTCCAGACACCTCAGACCGTGATTCACAGATCGCCAAAAAGGTTGATGAACTGTTAGTTACAGAAGGAATGAACCCCTCTGATCCAGATTATTGGGATGAATTAGATAATCGCTTGCAAAAAGCATTACCACACCGCTACAATGGAAACAATGACAGTAATTCCGCTGTTAGAAAACCGAGGAACGTTGTGGGTAGTTCAGGTCGTGAAGCTTCAGCCGCATTTGGTGGTAACAATCGCTCACAGTTCGTGCTCTCTCCTGAAAGGGTGAAGGCAATGAAGGAAGTGGGCGCTTGGGACAATCCAACGCGCAAGAAAGCAATGATCGAAAACTTCATCAAATATGACCGCCAAAACGGCACCTACTAACTAATACTTGGAAATCTATCATGACTGAATCACGTCTTAAAAAATCTCTCAACGCTGGTGGACGCAAGGATCGCGGAAGCGAGGATGCGGTACGCACAGCACCTGAGGATAAGTTCATTTCTACGCAGGAACGTCGCAAGATGTGGAGCGAGGAGTGGACGCAAT